TGGATTATACGTCTTGCGACATGGAGAGCGGATACAGGGTGGATGAATATGTCTGACGAACCGATGAAAAAACCTATCACCCATTGGATGCCGCTCCCGCCGTCGCCGAAGGAGGAAGAAGAATGAGCAAAACAGTCAAAAGAGGTGGATGCGGTCAATGCCCGTATGACGAAACAACCTGTTATGAGATGAAGAGAACAGGCGGTATCTGTGCTTATGACGGTCTGTTCGTTGAGATAACTTTTGATGAATGCAAGTACCGCAAGTTTCCCACCAATGGTGACAGGATCAGAAACAAGACAGATGAGGCACTGGCAAAGTTTCTCGATAAAGTTTCGGACGGATGTGATGGGTGTCCGAACATGCGAAAGTGTATGTATGAAGAATGTGAAGACCCGGCAGATGCTTGCGCCGAGATATGGCTCAAATGGCTAAAACAGGAGGCAGATGAATGACAGGTCTCAAACCATGTCCCTTCTGCGGTGGCGTGGCAGATTGCTCCCACCATCATAGAAGCAGAAGAATAACTAACTTGCTAATCAAAGCAGTCAACTAAGCAAACCATTGATATCACTGAGTTTTTAACTTGCTGGCAACTTGCAAAGCAAGTATCAATCAACTAAAATCAACTAAAAGGAGAAAACACAATGAAAGAGTTTACCGTTAAAGTTACCCTGCTTGAGGAAATGCTTGGAACGACGTCGTCGAATCCGAAGCTTCAGGAAGAATTCGTAGCGTCCAAAATCCTTGAGCAGAAGAATCTGAAGACCCTTGACATCACAGCAGAGGAAGCGAACAAGCGCATCGATGAGGAGATGGAAGTGGTCAATGAGGATGCAGTCGGAGATGTTACCATCGGCAAAACCATCTTCCCCAAACTGGAGGATGGGACACCGTTCATGTGGGACTATCAGTTCAAGGGATTTTATAAGGACGCATGTCAGATGATGAAAAAGGTCAACGGTTCTGAGTCCGCTAAAATCAAGGCGTTCAAGAAAGAAATTGACGGGCTTATCTTTGTCAATCCGAGGAAAATCCCAATCATTCTGCCGGAAGGAGGCAAGATCGGAGACTGTCAGAGACCACTGAGAGCATCAACTCCAATGGGAGAAAGAGTCGCCCTTGCCAATAGTGAGACCGTCCCTGCCGGTTCCACAATGGAATTCAAGGTGCAGTGCCTTGTGGATTCCGACTTCAAGGTTGTCCTTGAATGGCTGGAGTATGGCAAGCTGCGTGGCCTTGGTCAGTGGAGAAACAGTGGTATGGGAAGATTCGATTACGAAGTCGTCGACGGCTAAGGAACAGCATTGTCTCACGAAGCAAGGGTTCTGAATTGCGCCGCTAAGCTAATGCATTGTTAGGTTAGGCAAGGGAAATGCTTTGACAGCTATGTAATGGTGTTGCGCAGCACAGTACCGGCAGAGCCGCGATTCGCTATGGTACAGCATTGACTCGCAGAGCGAAGGCAGAGTTCTGAGCGGACAGGCCAGGCAGAGGCACGGCTTAGATAGCAACGGCCCGGAGTGGAGAAGCATTGGAATAGAGATGCATTGAACTGGCGTGGTATGCTAAGCTACGGAATGGAGATACGATGATATGCGGTGGCGTTGGCAGGCTTTGAATAGAAACGGAATAGACTTGATGTGCGAAGGTGAGGCTTGGCGGTGCATTGGTAAAGCAAAGAGAAGCGATGGAATAGCGGAGCCAAGCAGCGGAATTGAATAGCCCAGTCAGGAAACAGCAAGGTAAAGATGAGCTGGGGAGAGGCGTAGCTCAGCCGTGATGTGGAGTTGCCTCGAGAAGCTTCGGCAAGGAGAGGCTGCGATTGGCACCGCTCAGTATGGAAACAGAAAAGAATAACTCTGCAGCGGAAAGGTTCGGCGAAGCGAAGCTACGGAAAGGTTGGACTGGCGCAGTAGCGGCGATGAGAAGTTTAGCGTTGGAAAAGCATTGATGAGAGATGGAGATGGATTGAGAAGAAATACTATGCGAAGGAAAAGAATTGTTGTATAATAAATAAAAACAAAAAGGAGAAAACAATGAGAACAGAAGCAATCGAAAAGGAAGCAAGCATGTTTAACCGAGATGGAGACTGCTATATCCACATTGAGAGGACGTCGACGTCTCCGTACACATTTATCATTGCAGGTGACCCTGCTGTTATCTGCCAAGCAACCTATAACATGATCAGCCAGTGCGCAAACGAGCTGAACATATCATTTCCCGAAATGATGAAACGCTTTAAAACCGCCTACAAAAAATACGGTTTTCAAGAAAAGGTCGTAATGGACACAGAATGAAAGGGAGAGCAAATGCCCTCCCTTTTGCTTATGCGATTTTCTTGGACTTCTTGTAGTCAGCCCATGACTTCTTCCAGCCACAAGCAGACCAAAACTCTGCGACGATATTCTCATCACCGGGGTGAGCTTTGTAGTACTCAGCCAGCTCCGCTTGAGTGATTCCTCCGTTGTCGTCGACGTCGAAGTCGTCGATACGGGAAATAGCATCAGAGGGAGTAAACCCCATACCACGCAGTTTCTGATACTGTCCGAGCAGTTTCTCTCCAGCGAAAGAAGCAACTGCAGTATCCATTGTAGAAGCATCCAGTTTAGCCTGAGTTAGATACCCAAAGAGCAGGTTGGAAGACGGTGTATCTTCGTCGCCAGTCTCATCACGAATGAGGTTGGTGAGGAAGGACTTGCCGTTCTTCATACCGCTGACTGTCTCAAACAGAACATTGTAGTTGCCGGAGTTGAATGCTTCTTCGGCAATTTCTTTTTGTTCTGCTGCCTCAGCAGACTTCACTGCAGACTTGAAGCTGGTACTGAAACCGAGTGCGTCATAAGCCTTTTCAATGTCAGCCTTCTCGTCCTTGTGGGAGAGATAGTAGTCCATTGCTTCAGACTTGGATACAGACCCGCTTTCGTCTTCATCCATCTTCGCATACAGCGGATTGCTGTTATACTGGATCTTCTTGTCGAGAGACTTCTGAGCCTTGCTCCAAGGTTGGCTCCAGCCCATCGAATCCCACAGGATGTTGACCTTGTCCGCATCTTCAGGATGAGCAACGTAGTAGTCCTTTACTTCCTGCTGCGACAGTCCGTTGTTATCTACGTCGACGCCTTTCACAAACGACGTGGCTTCTTTCTTTGACATACCGTAATCGATCAGGAGGTTACGTCCTTCCTTTACCTTGTCAGATACAGACACGTCATTATTCCATTTCTTTAGGATGTCGTCGTAGTTACTGGGGTTCTGCCCAATCATGTCGCAGAAGTATATGGCTGCAGAGTTGAGAATGCGGTAAGCGTTGTTCAGCGGGATACCCATTGCCTGGGAGATATACGTCACACAGTTCTTGATGTTCGAAGCAGTAGGCGACTGGATAGTATACGAAACACTATCAAGAATGTTCTGTAAAGTTGTGACAGGCCCAAAGTTCACACCATAGAACTCTTTGGTATCGCCGCCGGAAAGCTGGTCTATGAGCCACTTGGAGGCGTAGTCACCGAACCAAACAGTACCGCTGATAGTCTCAATGGTGTTTAGACCGATCCTTCCGAGAATCTTTTCAGCCTTGATCTTATCGTCGTCGTCTTCGTCACGATACTTACGCAGTCCATGGAGAAGTACATCTGCAGCAAGAGTAAGCAGAGACAGGGAAAGAGCTGCAGTTGCCTGACCGGCAAGCGTTCTCTGCAACGTCTGAAGCTTATCCGCAGATTCAGCTGTACCTTTGGACGCATTATATTCTCCAAGGGCAGTAGCGATAAGGTTCAGGTTCTGCGTCTGCTGTGTACGGAACATCGACGTCATTTTGACCAGTTCATTATCCGTCCTTGCATACTCAGCTCTAAGCTCTGTATCGAACATAGGCTGAGACCGAAGCATGACTTCCATGAACTTTGCATCAACATCTTTCTGGAACTGCTCAGAAGCAAGGTACGAAGCATTCCGGTTCTTCAGAATCGTATCATACACCGTGGCAGTATACAGGTTATCCACCGTCTTGAAGTCCTGCTCAGATATACCATTGGTAAACAGCTTGAAGACTTTAGAGTTGGATATCTTCCCATACCGCTGCACATCATTCATGATGTCGGTAAGAGTAGGATCGATCTTGTTGGACAAACGCCTGTATTTCAGCAGGGGATTAAGCTCTGTGCTATCCTGTGCTTTGACCCCAACCTTCCAACGATACGCCTGAACCAGCGCTTCGGGAGAAAGCAGTCCCATTGCCGACCAGTAAGACGAAGTCTGCTTCATCATAACAGACGGCGATCCGATGAGAGCACCCGTCTGAAGACGTCGACGAAGTTCAGCGAAGATACTATCGTTCTGACCGTACATGGTAAGGTCTTTGACGTACTCGTTGAACCACTTGCCAGCCTCTTCTCCAAAGTTCTCGGCAAGAGTGGCGTTAAGTCCTTTGGTCTCGGCATTGATGGACGTGCCGGCATTCAGCCTTGATAGTATGTCCTTCATCTTTGCCGTTCCAACATAATCCGAAGCACGTTCTATGTACTTGTCGACGATGTAGGAGATCGGTGAAACAACGAGCGTTCCGGCATTCTGAGTACGCTTATACAGGAATCCGGGAGGCCGAAGCCTTTCATCCTCAAAGAAGGTGTAGTTAGCCTCAGAACCATCTTCGTTGGCCCACAGCAGGGGAGTGTAGTTGTCGCCAATAAGAGAGATACCGTTACCTGTAACAGCTTTTCTGACATCGCTTACCTGTTTGCCAAGAGAAGCGAACATCTCGTCACAGGCATGACTGTAAGCAATTGCCGCTTTCGCAGCAGGATTATCCGCAAGCAGAATGTTATTACAGGCATTCATGATAGCGTTGATGGCGTTCTCTCTGTTAAGCGGAGTGTCCTCATCAATATGAACGACCTCGCTATTGCCGTTGGCATCACGAATCAGGAATCCATTGATGCGCTCCCCAAGCTTAACTTCGGAGTGCTTCACAGTATCTTGAAGAGTAGCAAACAGTCTGCGAATTGCAAGGATCTGCTGAAGAGTGAACTCTTTGTCTTTAAAGGGATTGTACTTTTCAAGGAACTCACTTTCAGAATCCAGCTTATACTTCTTGGTATCAGCGGCGAACTCTGCAAAGCCTTCCATCTGTTTGACGTCGTCGAAGTAGTTGTAGGCTTCAATGAACGTCGTCATGCGTTTGGCAACCGAGTCCTTGATATCCTGATTGAGCTTGTAGAACTGTCCGCTGCCCTTGAACCCGCCGAACATCTTCATAGCTGTGTCGGTAGAAATCTGCATACGGATAAACTTCTGCACAGCTTTGCTCACAAGGCTGTTTTTCGGCAGGTTAAACCGATTTTCTGCAGCTTCCCCAGCAAGAGATATCAGGCGAGTGGTACTTGCGTCAGCGTTCGAAATATTGGCCTTCATCGCATTGACGGCTTCTTCAAACGCCTGGGAGATTTCAGCCTGCTGTCTCGGTTCAAATGACCATTCGACAGCGTCGGCGTCGTCGAGCATCTTCGTGAAACGATCCTGTACCTCTTCAGACCAGTAGTCCTTCATGGAGTTGTCGTCCCGCCATTCACGATACATGTCTGCGACTTCCTGAATAGTGCCGTAACCGTCGTTGACGTTGGCAAGGGCATCAACCATCTTGCCAAGCTTATCTGCAATCTGCTTGCCTTTAGCGCCAAACTTATTAGCGTTTTCTCCGGTAAACGGAGATTCTCCCTTCATGAAGTTGCGGACAGCTCTTGTAACTCTCTTGTGGCCTTTGCCGAAACTCTTCTCAGCAAAGTCCCAAGCTTCAGAAGGAGACATCTCTTTAGCTGCAGCAGCCTGTTCTTTCTGACGTTCAAAGTCCTGAACAGTAGGCGTATCCTTGTCTGCTCTACGGCGTTCCCAGTATTCATCGTCAGACATAGTACGACGTTCTTCTTCGGCATCGTCGAAAGTCCGTTCGTTCTGTTGCTCTAAACGATTTCGATTCCCGATGCTTTGAGATGCTTTTTTTGTAGAGGATTGTGCATTGCTGGAAGGCTTAGACTCAAGAACATTTTCATAAAGCTGAGAGACGTTTCCGTATTCAGAATTAAGACCAACAAAATCTCCAGCGGCAGAATCAATTACAGCTTGATTTATAACACTAATTTGATCCTCTGTATAAACGCCGTTATTAATAAGCTCTGAAAGAAGTTGCTGCCTGATAGAGAGAAGTTGCTCATTTGTTATTTTTGTGTCTGTCTTATCCAGCCAGTTTATAACAGTACTAAGGTTACTTGTGTTACCAACAAGATCACAGCAAAACTCTTCAGCGCAAAGGCTTAAAATATTATCATCAAAATTAAGCCGATTCTTCTTGAAGTAATTTTGGAATTCTTGATATTGCCCATTAACTTTGAATGTTTTTTCATAGGCACCATAATAATATACGCCAAGAATCCGTCTTACAGCGAGTTTTGAAAGCCCAGCTCTTTTACCAGCACTTAAAACAATTGATTCAATCTTTTTTGCTTTATTGTATACTGACTCAGTAGAATTATCATCAGCAAACTCTGAGTGATTAAAAAGCTGATAATGTGTATTTTCATGAATCCACGTATTGATACCTTGCGCAATAGATCTCGGGCTAAGAGAAACGGCTATTTCCGATGAGGTAGAGACACCGTTAAAAGTAGAACTCCAGTTCCCAACGACAGTAAGCCCTTCGCCGCCAACAAGAATCGTACTTTGATTATTACCAAAGTACTTTGCCATACGGTTTATATAATCGCCTACGCTGCCGGTAATGGCTTTCAGAATCCTGTAGCTGCGATAAGCGTATACCCAGTCGCCATCCTTCAGGAACTTCCCTTTATCATTCTGAAGAACTGCTTGTCCTTCTTGCGAAAAGGTTCTTTGTTCGACAGTTACTTGATCGCTTTGAGCTTTTCCAATAATTCCTTCTCGGTTAGTCCATGCTGGGAGTCTTCCTGAATACTCTTTAGTTTTTGCGGGTATTGCGGATCGTCTTTGTCCAGCGTCACCCACGTTGTTAAACCCAGGCTCGTCTCTATTGGCACTCTGATTTTGTTCATTGTTTTTTTCTCCTCTGAATTTACTAAGCAATGATTCTTTTCGCTGTTCTGCAAGCGCATTTTCTTCAGCTTCTATTTCGTTTAGTCTCTTCAGTTCATTAAGAAAACTTCCGCTTCTTGCCGCATCGAGATAATTAAGCCTATTGTTATATGGACTATCGGGTGCGCTAAGTTCATCCCGAACAGAAGAAAGAATTTCGCCAAGGTTGGAGCCGTCATTTAATGTATATCCAGTTGTTGCAAAAAGCCTATCTCTAAGTTCAGTGTCCTGTTGAAACTTCTTAAGGACAACATCTCGAAGCGAATACCTTGCCTTTACAGAGCTATCCCGCATAGCCTCATTAACGCTCTTAAAGGTCTTATCTAAATCTGCAAAGTAAATATCCGACCGATATTTGTTGCTCAAGAAACTATAGTCGCCAGTAAACGAACGAATCTCTTTAGGCTCTTCAGCTTTAGTTTCTTCGGCTGCTAAAGCTTCAGATTCAAGCTCAGACTCAGATTCTGCTGCATCTGCTTCGGTTATTTCCGGCTTGCCTTGTACAGATTCAGTTTCGGTAACAGGTTCTGTTTCTTCAATAGATTCTTTCGGCAAATTACGCTCTTCTACATTGCTTTGTCCATCCAGTTCTTGCGTGACATCGCTTTCTCCCTTTACTGCAAGTCTTACCTTGCCATTTTTAACGACTACCTCTACGCCATTTATTTCGGCTCTCTGGCGTATTGTCTCAAGCAAAAGATTACTATGAGCATCTGATCCAATTTTAACAGATTTCTGCTTATTGGAGAAGAGTCTGTTTATCTTTTGCTTATCATTCTTGGTAAGCGCAGCCGGCTGTTCAGCTTCAACGCTTTCTGTATTAACACCTTCATTCGCATCAGCCTGCTCTGCAGTAGGCGCATCAGAAATGATAGCTTGCCACTCTTTAGCCCCTTCGTTATAAACCAGTTCTGCAACTTTTCCCTGACGCTGGGCTTCCTGTGCAATAGCGGTAAACAACTGTCTGCCTTGAGTAGTAGCACCCTGTCTGTTGCCGCCCTCGATGCGAATAACATTGTTGCCACTTGCGATAAACCGCTTGGCTTTCTGCTCGTCAGTAAGCTGAGCATTCTCTTCGGCAGTAATTGTAGTGGGCTGGCGTTCGCTTTCAAACGTCTGAGTAGGCACATCCACATCTTCTACAGGATTCTGAGCAGCTGCTCTTGCAGCTCTGTCGGCCTCGATGTCTGCCATAGGAATACGGAAAGATGTGGCTTCAACATCCTCTTCAGCAACGGTCTGATTATTCGCCTGTTCAGAAGCAAAGCTCTCGTTCATAAGCCGAGAGAGAATGCTGCCATAGAACTCCTGTTTCAGCTTGTTGTGCTTACCTTTGGCATTGTTCTGAAGATCAGCGATATACTCAGCCATGATGTTCTTCGACAAAGCCTGAATCTGAGTACGAGCGTCGTCGACGGAGTTAAGTTCGTTTGCAAATTCTCCAGTAGACAGGTAATTGAAAACAGCGTTCTCAAGCACCTTCTTGTTGATGACTTCGTTCGCAACGTTGTTCTCTGCGAAGTTCTTGGCAATGTCGTGGTAGATACCAGCAAGGTCTTCGCTCATATTGCCAGCAAGAGAGAATGCTTCTTTACGGGAAACAAGTCTGCCAGCTGCTTCAGACGCACGTTCGACGACACTGCGCCCAGTCTTATTGCTAAAGAGAGTATCAACAGCATCCGCAATAGACTGCCGACGAACAGCTCTTGCAGCAGCGTTTGCGTTTTTTGCATCTGCACGAGCAGACTCATACTGCTGTCTGAGGATCGTAGCATAAAGCTCGTTATTGCTCCCTGCATTATTCTTGTAAGTATTAACAGCACCAGCAGATTCTACAATTCCACCGCCAATGCCGGAGATACCGCCGACAAGACCGTCATACAGCATGTTGCCGATGCCCTGCCATTCCTCTGCTTCGTAGTCATTAAACAACTTACTGTCTTTGGTAAAGTGTTCAATAGCAGAGCTGACAACAGGATTCAGCACATCAGCCAGCATTTCTTCGACTGCTTCAGTCCCGAAAGAAACGGCAATTTTACCAATAACAGGACCAGCTCGTTTGGCTATGGCAGCTTCAAGCGTATTGGTAAGACCACCAAGAATGCCAGTATCCTGAAGAATCTGTCCAGTCCCATAGCTTCTGACACCGCCGTAGCTCCACATCGCTTCAGTAGCACTTTCGATTGCGGCAGATACTCCACCTCTGAGAACCTGAGTGGCAATGCTTTTGCCTTCATCTCTTGCCTGTTGGGCAGAACCGCCGAAGGAACGGGAAGCAAAGGATATACCGCCAACAACCTGACCAACACCTGGAATGGACTTCAAAGCAGCGTCAATGCCGTTCATGACAGCCTGTGAACCTACGTCCATGATAAGCTGTCCGGCTTTGCCACGTCCTTTTTTGGAATCCTCCATTAAAGCATTGGCCTGACGAGTGTTTGCGGAAGAAGCCTGAAGCATCTTCCACAGAGTGGAACCGGCCTCAGGCTGGTAATAATTGTCTTTGTTCCGCAAACCTTCATAAGCAAGGCCGAGAGTGGCTGCAGTAGAAAGCTGGTTAGCTGCCCAAGACTGAGCACCACCACTAAGTGCTTGACCAAGGTCGGTGCCAAAGGTCTCATGGCCTGTAGCCGCAACTCTTGCTTCATCTCTTGCTTTCTCTTCAGCAGTAGGCTGGTAAGAATAAGGATTGATTTTTACTGCACCGCCACCGTTCTTGTCTGATACATAGGTCTTGCCCAGCATCGTAAAGGACGGATTATATCCGGCAGTTGAAGCCTCCTGTTTGCGAGCAAGATACGAATCATAAAGAGAATTCTGCGGAGTCGTCGAAACGTCGATATCATTCGTAAGCGGAGCCTTCGTCGGCGTCTCTTGCTTTTGTAACTCTTTCTTTTTCTTTAAGTAGTCGTTATAAAGATCAGCCATTAACTACCTCCAAGAAATCAGTTGCCGTTATAAGGGATTCTCAGCAAATTTAAAATTTCACCATAAACGCTGTTGTTAACTCCTTTTTGTGGATTAGAGACTTCACCAGTAAGCGTATTGTGGGTCTGATTATATGTATTATCGTAATCCATTGTATCAAGAGAACCACCAAGCGTAGCATTGTTAGAATAGCTATCCTGAATGTTTGCAAAGTTAGTTGCATCTCTTGCACCTTGCAAAGCAGACGCCATTGCATCAGCTTCTGTCGGATTGTTGAACTGATACTCGTTCCATGCTTTCTCAGCACCAGGCAAAGACTCAACAGCATTCTTGAAAACAGGATCAGCACCCTTCCAGTAATCAATGAAAGCAGCTCTTCCTTCTTCTCTGAGAGACGGGTCTTTCTTCATCTGCTCGTCATACATGTCAGAGTACTTCTTCGTTAAGTCGTCGACGTCTTTTTGAACGGCAAGATAGAATTTTTCTTCGTCACTCTTTGCCGCAAAATTAGCTTCATCGTTCTGCCTTTGCGTTGCCGCTGCTTTAGCTTGAGCCTCAGGTGTGCTTGCTGCTGCCTGCGCAGAAGAGGAAACAGAACCGTAATTCGGATTGAGAGAAGCCTTATAAGATTCAATGTCGATTCCAGATGAACCAGCAGAATTGTTCCCGGCATATGACTGGAACTTATCTACAAGTCCGTTGTATCCTTCATTCCTTGCCTGAGCATTCATCTGAGAATCCATAGTGGCAAGACGAGAGATGTCGTTAAGAACATTCTGCTCAGAAAGATAATTATTGGTAGCCTGCTGTCTTTCCTGATTCTGCTGATAATTCGACCATCCGTTCAAGTCAGTACGGCTTGGGCCGTTGCTTTGACCAGCAGAACCATTGTTTTTAATTTGGTTAAATTCATCGTTGTTTACCACTCTAAAAGCCATGATTACGCTTTACCTCCGTTAACGACCCATTCTCCTGTTCTCCTGTCATAAGCAACTTTGGTCGGATCAGTAGTAATATGCCCGATTCCAAGTGCGTCTTCTGTTGTCATTCCCTGATTCGAGTTGCGTAAATCAAGGGACTTTTTATACCAACTATCATTCCAATTGCCGCTTCCACTTCCGCTTCCAGCACCATACCCAGCCGGATACTTGCCAGTGATGTTCCTGTACTCGTCAGCAGAGATAGCACCTTGGTCATAAGCGGAATCCGGGTTCTGTCTTGCCCATACCTGTTGTGCGAGTCTGGCGGCGTCGTCGCCGTAAATGTCAGCGTAACCGCTGAAGTCGCCGAACTGCATTCTGTTCTGAGCATCCTGAAGTGCCTGTTTGTACCGGGCCTGTTCCATCTCCAGTTCGTAGGCAGCCTGCTGCTGTTCCCTCTGCTGGTTCTCGTAGTCGCGTTCTCTCTGCCATTCAGCCTGTGCCTGATTAGCCATGTCGTTGCCATACAGACTGGCGTACACGGAGAAATCGCCATAGGCCGCTCTCTGCTGGGCTTCCTTGACAGCCATCTGATAATACGAACTCAACTGCTGTTCACGCTGCAGCTTGTCGTTGTACAGAGCAGCCGCTTTCTGATAGTCGTTCTGAGCAATAGCCGCCGCAATGTCGCCCTGATACTGAATATTCAGATTGGATATCTGCCTGTTCAGCTGTGCTTCAGCCTGCATCTGAGCTGCACCCAAAGCACCCTGCGTCTGCTGATACTGGTTGTTCAAGGCAAGGCCCATCTGTGATCCTGTACCAACGTTCAGGCCATTGCCAGCCGCCTGGGTGTTCAGGTTATACTTGTTCCGCTCATAGTTCACCGCAGCGGCGTTCTGCTGCTGCTGGTAATACTTCTGAAGGTCCTCACGATTCGCTTCAAGGTTTGCATTATTTATCTGATTCGCAGTCTCAAGCTGAGACAGGTTTCCCTGAAGCTGTGCCTGATACATTGCGTTGATGTCATTGGAATGGTCAACAGCACCACCAAGCTGGTTGGCATACTGTGTGACATAGCCGTTCATACCGCCCTCTGCGGTGTTTCTCACGTCAGTCTGAGCGGTCGCAGCCGGAACCGCATTTGCCTGCTGAGTTACATTTAGTTCTTCATTTGTAGCCATACATTACCACCTTGTAGTCCATTCAAATCCGATACCATTGCCTCCGGTGATGTACTCCCACTCACCAGTCTCGGGATTGTAGCGTTTGCCTCCGTTGCCAGCATACACATCAACGATGCCCTCAGACTCAGTAGGCAAGCCCTGAGCAAGCTGCCGTTTCAGCTCGTCATATCTCTGCTGGGCATAAGCCGCTGTGGTCGTGTCCTCCTGAAGCATCAGGTGCGCTGCCAGTCCATACGGCATAACGGTACGGCAGATATAGTCGTCAAGTCCTATCTCGTCATCAAAGGTTGAAACAGGGGTGACAATAGGACGTTTACCCGGAGTGGATACCTTCCAGTTGTCCGAGTAGATGTAAAGCTCTCCGGCAAGGATGTTGATAATACCGATTGTTCTGTTTTCGTAATCGCTTACATCTTGGTCGTCGACGGCGTCGATGACCCTGAGCATCTCGTCAAATACTTCCTGTACAGTAGTTGCCATTTACACTCTCCTTATAGGGGAAAGGGGCTGGTTTATGCCAGCCCCTAATTTAGTTTTTACTCCGCAACAAAGGTGGTGCGGACAATACCGGAGGGGATGCATCCGTCTTTGAAGGCGTATGCAGCGACATAGTACTTGGTACCAGCGGTAAGGCCGGTAACAGCCTGGGTGTACACCGCAGCGTTTTCGTGGACTTTCGGGTTGCTGGGGATCAGGGTCCGGTTGATGATGTACTTGTAGGACACACCGGAGGTTACGCCGACAGGGTTCTGAGCAGCGCCGATGGTGAAGCCGGAACCGGTGACGGTGATGACCGGAGCGTCACACACGAGAGTGGACGGAGTACCGGCAACGCCCTTGGCGAACAGCAGGATGCCGTTGGCTTTGTGGGCCTTCACGAAGGAGTCGTAACGGAACAGGCCTTCAGCATGGGTGGCGAAGGAGCCGACGACGTTGTTGAGGGTACGCAGCTTGTGACACTTGCGGGGGTCAGCAGTGGCCTTGTTGTACTTCATCATGATCTCCACACCTGCCGGCATGAGGTCGTCGGGCATGGCAATAATGGGTTTGCCGTTGATATTGCCGATCTGTCCGTTGACAATCTTGTCGGTGTATTTCTGATTGTACTCAAGGCGTTCAGCCAGCCGGGTCTCGATAGACAGGGACTCGCTGACGATGTAGGAACGTCCGTCCTGAGGAACATGCATGTTGTTGGCTCTGCTGTTCATGGTGAGGAAGGTACGAACGATATCGTTGTCGTCGACGCTTTTCTTGGCTTTCAGCCAGTCAGCGGAGCCAAACATAACAGTGCCGGCACCCTCGGCCCAAGTGCGAAGACGATACATGTCGTTCTCAGGAACGAGTTCCTCGTCGACGGTCTCTTTGAGAGCAGTAGCCATCTTGCGGATGAAGCGCTGGTCCATGGAGGGGACTTCGTCGATCTCGCCGTGGAAGGTTCTCTTCCGACGGACGGTGTAGCGGTTCAGCTCATCGTAGATCTGCTGAGCGTTACCGGTTCTCTGATACCAGGGCTGGGTAACGTCGTAGTCGACGAGAGTGAAGTGGGAGGTGGTGGGCATAACGATGGTCTCGTTGCCGTCCCATTCCCAGTCGTTGCAGGTCATGGACTCGGTGTAGGACTTGGTCTCAAACTCCTTGTCCATCTTGGTCTGCATATCGGTATAAAGATTTACAAGATTGGTGATTTCACCAGCGGGCATAATTTATTTCCTTTCTGCATTACGCATCATCCCAAATCTTGTCGAGATATGCTTTATAGCTGTTTCCGTTCCCGGCAGATTTGGAGCCTCCTATCTTTCTCGCAGAATTCTTGTTCTGCTGTTTAAGCGAGGCGTTCTCTTTTTCGAGTTCCTTGATGCGATTCTCAAAGGTGCGCTTCTCGTAGTTGTGGTAAGCGCCAATAAGGTCGCCTGTCACCTTGACGTCGTCCCATACCTCCTGCGGGATTTCATCAGCCTTCATGTCGCCATAAACGCTCTTGAATGCCTTGACAGCGAGGTCTGCCTGAAGCTTCTTTGCGTCTATGGGTTTCGGCATCCGCTCCCGGACAGAGGCGGCGGCGTTCTCATAGGTGATCGTATTGCCCTTGTTCTTTTCGGCATCGATGAGCATTCTTGCCCTCGTGTCCACCATCAGTTCGTTGATGGTGGCGAAGTCGCCTTTGATCTCGTTTAGGAACTGCTCGTACTGTTTGTATCTCTGAACTTCGGCATTGGCATTGTCCAACTGGGACCTTACCTTGTCGTAGTTCATGCCCTTTTGGGCATAGGTCTGTGCTTCTTTCTTGGAAAGCTTCATGTCCTCATGGTTGAACGTAACAGGGAGGAAGTCTGGTGTGTCTTCGTCCTCTTGCGTGCCATCAGTACCTTCCGCTTTGTCTTCAGCTTCACCGTTCGGCTGGTTTGCCTCTTCAGCTTCACTGTCGGTTGAATCATCTTCACTTTCCGCAGTCTCTGCAGCAGTATCGAATCCCCATATATCCTCGTCACCTAAGACGCTCGGAGTGTTCTCACTCTCAGTGGGTGTGTCCGCTGCTTCAATCGCCTGTTCGTTCAGAATGATTTCGTCCATAAATAAATTTCCTTTCTGCCTGTGGTGCGGCATCAATATTTATTCTTAACGTCGAACGTCGACGGTAGAATACGGTTATTTGGATTTATTCTATTGGTTTAACTCATTTTTATGAACTGGGTGGGGTAAATATATACCCCGCATTAAACGTCGCTCAGAACGCAAATTTGGGGCTATTTCTGAGGTACTTCAGGAAGGCCGGCAATGGATGTCAGGATAGACAGGATACCGGCAAGCAGGGAAGCGGATCCAACAATCAGCCAGTTGACCTCAGAGAAGAGGGCAGTAGTGCCGATAGTGGAGATGGCTGTCTGAGCTACGGTTTTCAGCGCACGGATTCCGGCGGCTTTCCACCATTCTTTGGTAAAGATCATGTTATGCTCCTTTCTTTTCGTGTTCGATAATCGAGATGCGTTTTTCGTGGTCATTGATTTGTCCCGTGTGTTTGTCGAGGGTGTCGAAGATACGCCCGTGGGTTTTAGCGTTCTGCGCCGTCAGCTGGTCAAGATCTTCGGAGAGAACGACAAGCTTGTCCGTCAGCTTGGATATGTTCACATTCAGTTTGATTACCGGAACCACCACAAGCAGGACAAGACCTAAGGCAAAGGCCAGGTCTCCCCATGTCAAAGCAAGAGCTTCCATCAGCTACCTCCTTTCAACAGAGATAGTGCCTGTTCCAACAGAGAAATGGCTTGCGCTGTTTTGTCTTTCGAATCGACGACGATGGGTGTCCCGTGAAACTCGTCGTAGATTTTCTGACCAAGGGAAGTCCTTACTTCGGTGTTCTCGAAAGCCGGACGTTCGTAGTTATGGCAAACGAGATAAGCCGCTGTTCGGATGTCTTTGCAGGTTTGCAGGGCTTTCCACACGGTTGGATATTCTTCCTGCATCTCCACCATGAAGAAGTCTAACTGGGCTGTCTCATCCTCTATGCCCTTCCCTTGAGACTGGCAGGACTTCAGCAGGTTAAGCTTCCGGCTGTTGAATGTCCATTGGCAGAGCCCCCAGCCTTTGGAGTCGAAGGCAAACGTCTCAGCTGTCATCGTGCCGGAGTTGACCATGTCGGCATAGTGCTTGCTCATCTGTCGGGATGCGCCGAAGTCTCCTTGGAGCCTACATGACTCACAGTTGCTCTCAGCTTCCATGTTTCCCATGATCCCGGCAACAGCTTCATCCGAAAGCCCCTTGGCCTTGAGATAGGACCATATGCTTTGCTTGCTCATATTTCTACCCCCATCAAGTCGAGATAGTAGTCCCGGCAGAACCGATGGATACTGCCTTTGAATCCTATGGGTACAGGAACCTTGATAAACTGATGTTCGGGCATTGCCTCAAAAGCCTTGCTGACCTTCTTCAGCTTTGCGGGACTGTCATTGTTTGAGACGTAGATAAGCGTCGTTCCACGCAGGTAATCGAAATACTTCTTGTTCATCTGATTGGTGTGGTTGGCGTCAATGAGAGTCAAACTGATGACGTTCTTGATTTCTGTTGCAGCCTTCACAGCAGAGTTGCCTCCAAGGGACCAACCCATAACAGCGACGTCCGTAAGCTTGTAAAGGTTCACAAGTTCGTTCATAAGCCAAACGAAGTCCCTGCTGTAGATAGCTACTGCAACCACAGTATTCGGATTGGCATCAAATATCTGCTGGGCGATTTCCTCTTGGAAGTTATATTTTGTCCTGCTCTTCCTTCCGTTGGAATGAGGGAATGGCATCTGCGGAGGATGGAAGTAGATGACTAAATGATCCGGGTAGTCCGGGACATAAATTGTATAATTGGTTTTGCTATAGACGAATTTCGGTTTCATTCTTTCCATTCTCCTCCCACCCGGATATTGGCCTTTGCTTCCTTCCACACTCCACCTACGTAAACATACGGCACTGCATCACGCCATGCGCCATTGATATAGACCTTCGGAAAAACAGACGTAGTCGCCACCCATACAGCGTAAAGCACAATCGTTGACGTCGGTGTATACGATGCTCCCGGCAGATATGTCGCTGTAGTCGCTGTATCTGATGTAGAGAATCCAAGCAGCTCATATCCATCCCTCGTACACTGAGCCGTCGTCGGAAGAGTCACCGCTGTTTGACTTCCGGTTGTACTGTTGAACTGGGCATAGACCGTCTCTGATGCTGTAACGTGAGAGGACGTCGTCCGCTGCGTTCCTCCGCTCGCCGCTGTAAACCATCCTTTGAAGGAATATGTCACCGGCTTGGATGAGGACTGACTGGTCTTCGTGGTCGTGCCTCCGTTAGCGTTGAACGTAACCGTGAAGTTATCTGTCGTGGATGCAGCCTTTGTGGGCGTTCCTGTCGGGAGAACATACGTGTAGGATGCCGCCGTCTGGGTGTCCTTCCATATAGCGTACAGAGTAGTCCCTGCATTGGCTGTATACGAACCGCTGCTGGAATAGTTGGTCCCGGTGCCGCTGCTGTTGGTGTTCCAATATGTCTGTGAATAGACGTGCTTCAGCGTAGTATAAGATGCAGATCCGTTAGAACCGGACCATGTCCCGCCGTTAGCCGAAGCATTGCCGGTGATCGTGTAGTTGCTTTTTGTCCCGCCAGTCGTTACATTACTGATAAACGATCTGAGCGTCAGACTGGCATTGGCATACTTTGTCTGGGAGGACGGAGCCGTGCCATGCCCGTTCGCGTTATAACTAACCGCCCAGGATGCGGTCGGAAGCGTGCAGAGTGTTATCGTAGTAGGAGAACGCATGTTGTCCCACTCGATATACTTCACCCCACTCACGGTATAGATACGACACCAGCTTAAACGAACATAGGCTTTTATCGCTTGGCCAGCATAACTGGTGACCTCGACCGTTACAGGAGATGTATAAGAGGAACCGTCTTCAGAAGCTGTATGGTTGTAGAAACCAGATGAGGATAGCTTGATCTTCGGTAACTTCTCTAAAACACTGGTCGAAACCTGAGCGCTTGTAACTTGTGCTGGCGCATATTTATATACAGAAGTACTCCCATGAAGGATCTGAATATAATAGGTACTGCTGTCTCCATACTGACTTGCCCCGTTGCATAAGTAGCCGTTTCGTGTAGTGGTAAACGATTTGTTCTTCGTGCGAACCCGAAACTGGAGGTATATCTTACCGTTAGTATTGTTAGAGTAAACACGATATTGAAGCAAGACCGAGTTGTTCGAATCACTCGATCCGCTTGACCAAGAAGTTATCTTACTCGATTCGTGATAACTGCTGTCTGTCCCCCAAGCCGAGTTTGTAAAATCCCAGTAAACGGTTGCCATCTCTCACCTCATGCCGTATAGACCAGACAAATATCACCCTCTTGAGGCGAAGATACTACGGAAGTAGATGTTCCGTAGAAGATCCTCACCTGTTCGGCTGTTACGCCATGCGGGTTGCTGGTATCTGCAATATGTGTCCTGGCAGTCTCATCCTTGATATTGTATTCCGCATTATCCGGGAGAATGATTTTAGAAAGGTCAGCCATAAGACTGCCTCCTTACGATGCCGGCGTGACTGTGACGGTACCCGCTGTTCCGGTAAACGTAGGCTGAGAAACGGTGCCGCTCGGAGTAACCGTTCCACTGATCTGCGCCTTGGTGCCTGTAAAGGTGGGCTGAGATACAGAGCCAGTCGTGGTCCCACTGACGGACACACTCCCCTCTGTTCCGGTAAATGATGCGCTGGAAGGAACAGAGATGTTCCCGGTAACAAGTCTCGCGCCTGTCCCCGTGAATGCCGGAGCAGTTGCCTCATAAGCAGCGTCACCTGTCTTGACCGTAACATTTGCAGTCGTAATCGATGCTCCGGTGGTATAGCCGAGCTGATACAGGCTCAGCGTTTCGCCAGAGACTGCGTAATAGGTCAGGGCATTCGCCGGAGCAGTCGCCCCAGGAGCCGCCGCCACCACAGTCTTGGCGACCGTCTGACTGGTAGGATTCTTAATGGTGGCTGTAGACCCGGCAGTCGCCACAGAAATTGTCGGCGCTGCCACAGTTCCCTCCGGTGTGTAGGTTGCAGTTCCAGATGCAGCTTTGCTGACAGTGGCCGTCTGATTGGTATTGGTGAGACTGACAGATCCAGACGGAGTATATGTGCCTGTTGACGTCATTGCCGCCCCAGTAAATGTGGGCTTAGACACCGTTCCCTTGGGCTGATAATTCCCATTCGTGTTGTCTGCCGCTGTGATGGTCACGCTGGAGGACGAACCTGTGAATGTTGGCTTGCTGACCGTTCCAGCGGGAGTAAAACTGCCGGAAGCAGAATCCACAAAAGCCAGCTCACCCAATGCGCTCAGATCTCCGAAAGCCTGCCACTTGGTTCCATTGAAAATGAATTCCTGGGAGCCGTAGGTGACGATATCGCCGGTCTTTGCTGTTACAGATTCTCCGGCAATAGTAACCGGATTCGTGGTTGCCCCATCAGTCAGGGCAGTGGTGGTAACGCCAAGAAAGACCGTGTAATTGCCGAGAGCCTCAATCTGCTGACGTGACCATGCGTCTTTGATGTCGTAGGTAGTACCGGAAGGTAATGTTATTTTACTGATATCTGCCATTTGCTCATAACTCCTTTAATCTTTAGTAATCAGAAGCAGCTCGTCTTCTGGCTCATAAGTAGTGACTTTATTGTTCCATCTTGCCCGGTCTGCAGCTGAGACATGGATTTGCTGATTATTTATGTGGTCTATCTCCTCTTCGTTCAAAAACGGAAGGTCGATTAGATAAGTCGTTCCATCCCCAATCTTGATCCGTGGAACGGCCTTCCCGTCATAGGTGAGACCATCAGTATAGACGTACATGACCTGATTCAATCCGACCAGGCTACTCTGTGCGTTCCACTCTGCCGTAGTCCCGTACAGGACCTTCCCGGAGTTCTCAATCACCTGACGTATCTTCGACACCGACCACGTTACATCCAGTCCGCTTTCCGCTGTATCGTCGATGATCTCATCCACCACGTAGGGAATGAAGGATGGAGTGGTATACGATGTCCCGTCGGTGAAAACAAACGTAATGCAGCCGTCTCCGAACGATGTTGACGCTATACCGTTCCCGTCATTCAAAACCATGTCATAAAAATCACCGGAGTCCGTGGTAACACGGTATGTTTTGGTAAGGCCCACGGTGGAGATCAGAGAGACGTTAGTGATGCCGTTGCCACGGAGATTGGAAAAAGCAAAGTCAAAGTTCAGATGTTCCTCTGTCTGCGTTTTAGTGACCGCCACAGAAGGTGTTCCAACACCGCTGTCAACAGAGACAGATGCGGTCATCGTCTCCATCGCCAAGTCATAGTCGGGGACCGTTTCGATAGCCACGCTATCGAGCTGCATGGACAGCTCGGAAGTGTCCTCAATCGATACGGACAGTTCAGGGGACTCTATCGTTGCAATAACGTCAGTCACTGCTCTCGACCTCCCGGATGACAGCCTCTTTGACGGCGATAAGCTGCGGCGCCGAGTTGAAGATGTCACCATTGGCGAAGACGATACGGACCTGGACCCGCACATGATCCATTTCCAGCGTCTGAGCCTGCGTCAGAGGGAGCAGCCACTTCTGAGTTTCAGAGTCGAATGTCACACTCCCGCTGGGCCAGTTATCGTCGACGTCGCCGAGTTTGATCCTAACCTTCACAACGCTCTGGTCCGTGATGACAGTAGAGTCCTTCTTAAGTTTGATTTCTATGGGCAGTGCGTATTTATCTCCCTGTACCATTTCAGCCTCCTTTTTTGTCCTCCTTAATTAAGCTGGTATGAATGTTGCACTGAAGGGAAGCCATACGGACGTTCCCGCCGCCTGATATCCGTTCTCGTTTCGGTATCTGCTGAACGACACCACACCTGAATAGTGGACCTGCAGCAGCCATACGCTTGTGCCTGACCCTTGGCAGATGATGTCAATCGTTGATGCCGGTCTGAACCCTACAGGAAGGGTGAAAATATCGTGAAGGTTGTTATCTCCTGCTATTTCAGCCGTGGGCTTGATTGTTCCAGCGAGATGGACCACATTCCCTATTCTCCTGAATCTCACCTTGTAGAAATCGTCTGCCCTGTACTGAGCAAACTCAGAAGAAAGAGCAGGTTCATACCATCCGGTGTCTCCATGCCCATACGTCTCTGTCCATGCTCCATTGACATAGTAGTATGTACGTAGCCCGACCTGCGGATTCTGATTGTACAGAACAAGCAAAAGATTTGTTGCTCCAAATCCATTGACGCAGAAGGCTGTTCCGAATCCTATACCATGCCATCCAGCATGAAACCCGAATATCTTCTTACTTGCACAGTTTGCCAGTGCATAGGCTTGGACAGCGGAGATATACGCTGCTGCGGTTGATGCGTTGAAGTCTTGCGTATCTCCATCGACGACAGCGTTGATGTAATTTCCTTCTTTGATGAGCGACCAGTCTGACGCTATCTCCACCGTCTTATCTGCGGCTTCATGGACCTTCCCAAACGCCACACCAAGACCGTTGGCTTTAAAGTCCATGATGGATAATGCTGTGGATACTGTCAGCGATACGTTGCTGGTTCCGTAGGCGTCTGTTACCCGTATCCTTGCTACATACGAAACGCTTTCGTTGATAACGTCGTCATCCGAAAGTGAATCGATGTAGCTTGTGTAGTCGTTCAGCGTTCCGTCTTTGTCCGGCCTCCATGTGCTTTCGCTTTCCGGTCTGTAGTCGACGAACCATCTAATCGTGTTGTATCCATCCAACGGCGATACGACCACATCAGCAAAAGCCTTTAGCCGCTGGCCTTGTGTGGAAATCGTTCCTGTCGAATCAGCACGAGTAAGCGTGACATTGGTTATCTGAGGGGCTGTGTACGACAAGACATCGATCGTGTACGATTTTTCGCCAGTCAGCCCTCTGCTGTCGGTTACCGATACTTTCAGCGTACTTCCCGTAACCGCACCGCTTGTATACGTTTTCGACGTCGACGTGTCGTTAATATTCGTTGTCGTTCCATTGACAGTGTATCTCCATGTAACTGGAGAAGCACCAAACTGTGTAGTGACCGAGTTGCTGAATGCAGCGCAGCTCTTTCCACTGACATATTTCCCAGTCAAGCCTGATGGCAGATTAGTAGGGGAGACGTCTCCGCTGACAGTCGGTGCATAGGTGTTTGGAACAGTTAGGGTGACAGATGTTACCTTGCTTCCGAGTAAAGTAGACCCGTCGTATGTTTCACAGGTGATCGCACAGGTGCAAGTCCGGCTATTCGTGACGCTCATCAGAATGGACTCAGGCGGCTTCCAAGACTGCGAGATCGGGTTTGTGGATGTTTTGCTTATGTTGGCAATCGTGCCACTTGCCGTGCTTCTATTACCAACGACAGAGTACTTCAGTATATGAGAATATTTGTTTACGTCACCCTGCTGGTTGATGGTAATCGTAGACTTGTGGTCATTGTCGTTTATGTAGGCATTCGTAGCGGACACGGTGGACACCTGTGCTTTCCATACGGCATACAGGTTTACGTCCGCAGTGAGATCGATAGTGCTGCCCGGTTGATACGTTGCTGACGTAGCGGAGGCTGAGGTGGCCCAGCCAAGGAAAGCGTAACCGCTTTTCGTCGGCGTCGTCGTTGAAAGAGTCCTTGAACCTTCCTCTTTGGTTTGAGCATCTGGCGCACCTGAACCACCATTAGCATGGTAAGTAATGGTATAATCCTTTGTCAGATACATCTGAGTGATGTATCCGTAGGAAGTGCCTCCGCTTCTCCAGTAACGTTGGAAGTACAAGAAGGTCTGCAAACTGGACAATGTGGCAGATGCAAGACCTGTCAAATCAAACTTGTATGTTTTGCTTGAAGTAGTACCGTTCTGCTTCGTGGCGGTCGAATAGTTGTCGCCGTACTTCCCGATGCCGAACCACGCTTTGTCGTCGTCGAACGTGGAGAAGTAGCCAGTGATGTATAGGTGAGCATATCCAGTAGCGTTTATAGGATGGCTCCACCCGGTGATACCGGTCGCATAACTATTAGCTCCAGCATATACGCCGACACTGAGCTTCGTCCCAGTCCAAGTTACGTCAGGAGAGCGGGTACTGTTCAGGTCGCTCCAGTAAACACTGTCGCCACGTTTGTTTACGCCGTTTTGAATAAGATATGTCGCCATACACTACACCTTTATGAGAGACAGGTTGCCGGGCTGTCCATCCGGTCCTGTTCTCGGGACCCATCTGAAATTGCCTATTGTCAGGCTTCCTCCTGTTGGGATGATGACCTGTCTCGGCTGGAGCTGCTGTTCGCTGTTCCAGAAAGTGATCGGTTCGCCGGGATTGTCCCTTGAATAAATCTGTATCCCATCGTTCATCACTTTCAGCTGGATGGTACTCGTGTCATTTCCGAGGATCAGCCCACCGGAGTTAGCCTCTATCCAAGATTTGAACGCATTTATTTCGTTTGTCAGTCCAGGAATGGCACCCTGTTCGTTTTGAAACTGGAATATGAACGCAGAAGACGTCTGTTCAAGTTCAGTGGACATTTCTTGAATCTTCTGGCTTTTGTTGAGTATCTCCTCAATTCCCTGTTCTCCGATTTTCTTGACGAGAACTTCGCCGCCCACCTGTTCTGAAACATAGCTACGAATGCTACTGTCAGTCTTTGATAGCTCACTTGTAAAATTGCTTTGCAGATTTTGAATCGTTACAGTTACGATCTCGGTCACGCCGTCATTTGCAGCCTGAGCAGCCCGGCTCGCATCCATCGCAAGGGTGTTGACCGTTTTTACATCGCCCCTCAGAGCGTTGACGATGTAGATTATTGTGTTGTCATTTTGCCCGGAGGCGCCATTCAGTATCGACATATTGCCTCCTATTTCGCTTGGCTTGCGTACCTGACCTTGATTTCCGTATCCACTACGGTACAGGTGGTGTCGTCGCTCTTACTGGAGAACAGAAGCTTGTAGTAAACAAACTTCTTCACCTTGACCTTACACCGCTTGACCTTTGGCAGATCGTTTTCGTAATCAGGGTCAACTATCACTTCGGTGTTCTGAATGGACCTGTCTGTCTTAGCCGTTACCATTACTGCGTTGTTAGGCTCGCTCTTGACTCCCACCCACATGAGCGCAGAGTACTTCCGCATGTATCCGGCACCGAAGTCCAGTGAACCACTTTCCCATTTGCAGTCTATCTCTTCGCCTTCATCAGAAAACGCTTCCTCATCCAGCAGCAGGACCTTCCCGCTCTTGGTCCCGATGTACACATTGCCGTTCACTTCAAGGACCAGCCGGGCGTCCACTCCGGTGTAGTAGTACCAGGCATCCACCATGTAGTTATGGACAAGAGCGTTGCCGTCGTCGTCGACGATGTAATACTCCATGTGGTGGTTATCGTCGTAGCAGTGGACCTTTGTGAAGTCCATGCCTCTGAGCGTCTTGAATATCCTGTCGGAAAGACGCTTCGCCTGTCGCTCGTCCATGGAAATGTTGGCAGAGTAGGCAGCACCGTTTCGCCACTCAAACAGGTTCCCGTCACTCAGCGTCCTCGGAGCGTTCAGCACCAGTTGGACCTGCCCAAGCGGTACGTTTCCGATGGTCTTGTTCAGCGGAGTGGCGTAGAACGCAGGAGTCAGCAGACTGTCTGCCAGCGTGACAACACCATAGTCGATGCTGAAACAAGCATTCGGTTTATATGCCATCAGCTTGGTGTAGTGCCGGATCATCGCTGTTATGGGCGTGTTTGCATCTCCGACGTCGACCTGGTTCAAGTCGGGGAAGTAGTCGCCCCTCGGATTTCCATCATAGTCAAGACCTGAATAAAAGGCATGGTTCGTGCCGTTTCCGTACAGGAACACCCTTGAGTCCTGTGTGCCGGCATATGTTTCTGAATACCGCATGGCCCCAACGGTAGGAGCGTAGTTGTATCTGACTGTCCACGCTATTTCAAAGCTGTTAGGGATGGCGGCGGGAGCGGCTTCCCAGCGAAAGGTAACTGTGCCGTTCTCTATGTTGATGTCGTAGTCAATTCCTTCCTGAAGCGGAGTTGGAGGGCTTGTGCTTAAGTCATGCACCCAGTCAATTGACATTAGACCTGTTGCATACTTATCCGGGAGATAGAATGTCTTCTTAGCTCCGTCCGGGGATATCCAGCACCGCCTATAGCCGTTCAGCTTGTTTATCTGTTCCAGCAGGGTACCGCCTCCGTCGGGAGGAACAGCAATCGCCACAAGAGGCCTGTAGCCATAGGTCCCGCTTGTGACACATTGAAAAGTCCAGCCGATAGGAATTCCAGATCCTGCTTCTGCCTCAGTGTCATCGTAGTACAGCACGAAGTAGTTCTCGCCGTTGAGCACCCACATCTTCTCGTCAAAGCCAAACATATGGACGTCGTTCGTCGTCGATATCTCTCCTACGCTATCAGGCTCATCAACCATCTCGCCGTTATCCATCAGCATCCACAGATGTCCGGCACAAGCGACTACGAAGATCTCATGTTTATTCACTTCACCGTGCCACATGCCTTTGACTTCGGAAGTGCCAAGCCTGTACTTCAGTGTGGTTCCCGGCCTTTTCTTCAGGTTGCCGCTTTCGGTTATCCTGAAGTTTCGGCAGACAGCGGCTTCGCCAAGCTTAATCTTATTGTCGCCATCCGGGTTTTCGTGCATTCCGAGAAACGCCCGGATAGAAACGATCTTTTCATTTGTCGAGGCGTTTATCGTAGCCATTTATCACACCAGTCCTTTTGTGTCGCCCTGTTCCTGTATCTTCCGCTGCAAAGCGCCAAAACCACCGCCGGTATTCGGTATATCCATCATCTGCTGCAGGTCAGCGTTCTGTCCGGCGTCCTGTCCACCAGCCGCAGGCGGCATCATACCGCCCATCATCTGACCTTCCAGCTCTCTGCGTTTCTTATCAAGCAACGCACGCCGTCCCGGTACATAGTCATCGGGGATACGCTCAAGGTAGTCCACAATGGTGATGTGTCCGTTCATCAGCAGATTATCCAGCGTCTGCATACTCGCTATCTCTGAGTAGTACGTCGACGCACCGACGTCCAGCTTGATGAGCAGGGGATGATCCTTCAGAATGCTGAAGTCGAACTCCACCGGAACTGTATCCGGCATGGAGATGTTCGGATTCCCTTGCTGTGCGAACATAACAGCCTGTCTTTCCATGTCCGTCGGTTCGCCGTCCACATACCTTGTGCCGAAGTATTCGCCCATGAACTCCATGCAGATACGGGACACATCCTCAAGGCACTTGTACATGTTCTGCTTCGTCAGCTGCTGCGGAGTAGCCGCCGCACGTTGAAGGGCAATGATAGCGGATGTATTGTCCGGCCTCGTGTCACCCAGCGCAACAGATGTGGCACCGAGAGACTCTTCGGTCTTCGCAATGACCATCTCGATGTACTGGGCGATCTGCGGGTTGATGACCGGAGGATCGATCACCTTCGCAACATCGTTGACGTTGCCGTTCACACCAATCGCCGCACCGACTCTGTTGTCCCACTTGCTTACTTTGGTCTTGTCGAAGACGACCTTGGCAAAAGCGGACTTCATGATAGACAGCATGGTCATGGCAAAGGTCTTGTTGATAAAGACCTGATTCGGGATAAGCCCTGTTACCATCGCCTGACCATGATAGCTGTCCTGCACATAGTCCCAGTTGAGCCATGCGAAGGGATACAGCTTGATGTTCATGTTGAAAGGCTCGGTCACAGTGGAGTCCTTGGTGCATTCGTAGCACCACACCTCACCGGTCTCGTCGTCCTTCCAAAAGATGACCATCACGGTCGTCAGACCGCCTACATACTTAGCGTCGTCGATGTGCGTATCTGCCTCTTCGTCGGCATAAATATGCATCCACGTATCAATGCCGTTTTCTTTCGCCTTGCGCTTTACCTGTCTGACCGGCTCACGCTTCGACATGATGATGTATTCCTGGCTCTGAACGTCCCGGTTCTGCGGATTGCCGAAGATGACTCTCGTGTTCTCCACAGTCTCCATCACGATCCGGCCCTTGGTCTTCTGACCGTTCTCGGCCTCGTCGTCCCAGTAGATGTAAATACATCCGTCGCCGTCGACAGCTGCGTTCCTCATGAACTCCCGGACAAGACTCGGCAGATTGTTCTGCTCGAAAATCGCAACAAACTCGTCGTTGACGATGTTCACCAGCTCTTTGTACCCGGAAGTCCCGACAGTGTTCGCCAATGCACTGGCGTTCACCTTGATATTATCGCTGGTTATGCTGGCAACGGTGAATCCGACGACTCTCTTCAGGATGTTCACCTGAGGAGTGGGCAAGCCGTTGGCTTCCACACCTTCCCACTGCTTGCCGATGACAAAGTTCTCGTTAGCTCTGACGGTGTCCGGCAGCATGATCATCTGATTGTACATGACGCCGTCGTCGTAGAACTTTTTCACAATGTCATGGTCGGGATACCTTTTGCCCTCAAACAGGAACAGCTCGTCGTATTCCTGTTTCAGCTTCTTCTTAGCCATTGCGCATCACCTTACTGTACGGATTGAAGTTGATGACCTGCTCCAAACCCTTGTTCCACTGCTTCGCAACCTCGTCAGCTGTATCGTCGAACAGCTCTTTTATATGGTCGTCGATGCCGGCCAATGCATTTTGATGCACCATCAGTGTTTCTCTCGCTTCCTCAAGCTTCGCATCCACCTCGGCTACATACGATGCCATGTTGATGACCTGCTCCTGAAGTCCTTCTATCTTCTTCTCAAGCTCTTCAAGCTTGCTCTTCTTTATCCAGCTCATTTGTCTGCTATTCCCTCCAGCTTCACAACGATCTTTTTTACCCTGTTGACCTCAGGCTTGTCCTGATAACCGCCGTTCTGCGGCTGCTTCAGTGCGTTCAGACAGCCGGTGGCCTTTTTGTTATCCTTCACCATCTGCCGCTCAAGGTAGCTTTTCCGTCTTCTCTTGGCCCACCTCAGCGGTGCTTCATAGTCATTGTCTGCATTCATGGCAGCGTACTCTTCGTCGCTGATGTTTAAAACGTTCAAGAGTCCGGCTTCATCGGGGAACTCGTTCCTGCGCTCTTCGACGTCCGTGTGGTACATCTTGATCATCTCCATCAGCTCTTCCGGGGTGTATTTGTATGTCATGCGCTTACTCCTATGTAGCTTGCGGTGACTTCACCGCCCGTCATGTACGTCTCATAGTCCTGCCCGGTCACATCGTCGTCGTCGTACCAGTGATCAAGATTCACTTCTTCTTCGACAGGCGGTTGTTCCGTTTTCAATGTGCGGTTAATGCAGAAGTATCTTACGGCGTCGACACTATGCGTAAGCTCATGCGGCTCTTTCGCACAGTCGTCCGGGTTCTTCTCGTCGGTCTGGATCTCCGCTATGTCCTCGTACACATTGTCCGTGCAATCGAAGAACATCAGCTGAGGCAAAGTCTTCGGGGCCTTCTCCGGCCCGCCAAGCATCTTGATCACATACTCGTCCCTCAACGGTATCGGGTCCAGCATCGTCCTTAATATCAGATGGCCCTGCACCCTGTTGTTGTCGCTTTTGACTATCGGGACTCCGTTCGTGTTGAAGTAATCAGCAGTCGTTTTGCCCGTCTCTCTCTGCCTTGACCACATGTCCGGAGGAGCATACGTCACTACGATCTGCTCTCCGGGAAGCGTGTGCTGCTTCACAGCGTCCACCGCATCGGGAATGTTCAGGTTGGACTTCTCATAGCTCCTGTAACACCAGCATCTGCCGTCCTCGTCTACCGCCCACCAGCAGCAGACAAAGTTGTCCAAGCCATAGTCGAAACTCCTGTACTTCAGCCAAAAGTCAGGTATCCGAAACCGCTTGCAAACGTTCGTCTCGTTGGAGAAGTTGTCGAAATATGAGCCTTCCAGTATGCTCCAGTCACCATGACGCATGGCAGGGGAGTTGCTCATCATCGCAATGTCGCTCAGATAACTGGGGTTCCGCTCCAGCATTATCGTGTTGTCTTCTGCCTTTGCGAAGATGAATGAATAATCTTCCGGCTTCTCCGTCTTCTCAGGATCATCCGGGTAAGTCTTGAACTTCCTGTCTATAAACAGTCTCTTCACCCACCTGTGGCCTACACCACCGGGGTTACAGGTAAGGTAAAACCTCTTGGGGAAATCGTTGTCACCACGTAGGCCACCAGCAAGAAATCGGAAAGTCCGTTCACTAAACTGCGTCGCCTCGTCCATGATGATGATGTCTTCGTTCTGTCCCTGATACTCGTTCTCAGCATCAAGGCCGCCCCAGTGACCAAATATTAGAGTGGACTTTACTTTCCTGCCTTCCTCATCGTCCAGCTCCATCGTAAGCCTGTGCTGCGCTCCGTTGTATGACGCAAGCTCCTTCGGTACTATCTTCAGGATCGGTTCTATGTGGTTTGCCAGCAATTCAGGGTAGTGCGCACGTACTATCAGCACCGTTATCCCAGGATACTTCACCATGTACCACAATGCCAGTCTGTCCGCTGCGTGGCTCTTGCCACCGCCCTTCGCACCGCCATAGCATGTAAATTTGGTTGTGGAGTTGAAGAATTCTATCTGCTTAGGATTCAGCGTTCCTAAATCCAGCACTACTTCACTTGCGTCGCTATTTACCGCCCTGGCAATACAGAATCACCCCTTAAAATGCAAAAGGAGCCCCACCATTAACTTCGTCGACGTCGTCATGGTGAGACTCCTGATATTTTTTTGTCGTCGTTTTTAAAAAGGGTACCCCCTCCTTTTCCCCTACCGGGGGAGGGATTTTCACCCTCCCGGTTTGTCTCAGCCTAACGTGAGCATCTCATGTGCCACGCAACCGGCTTGCGGCCCCAGAGAAAAAGAACAACAAGTGACACCTCATCAGTACCACATTTTGAACTCGTTGTCAAGTAAAAGTTCATAAAACCGCTCCGATACCGTAGAGAGTGTGCGAGATATATTATATACACTCCTGTCTGCGAGGGTGGGCTGTTTTTCCGCTACCCCCTCCTTACCTGTACATCAGTCTACCACCTGCCATGTGTGGAGACACACCTACCACCAGCCACACCCTACCACCAGCGGGGGCAGACTACCTGCGCAGCCAGCGCCAGCCAGCGTGAGCCACCTTTATAACTGGTAGTTGTATAACACATGTGTTATTAGTTAGTTAGTGTATAACTGGTATATCTTTCCCCATACTAAAGGATATAACAAGAGACAACTACCAGTTATAAAAGCAGAGGAACGGAAGAGGAGAACAGGCCAATATAATCCCCCTTGTGGAATAAGGGTTACTATAGAGAACCGAAGTAGTAAACCTTACGCAGACCGTACTCGTGCAGCAGCCCCAAGCAGTACGAAGCTGTAAACTGTACTGGAGGAACTCTTGATTTCTAATCTTGAGGATAAGCCCAGCAACAGACCGTAAGGCCCGCCAAGCGACACCACCCATGAGGGGATTCTAACAGACTACATCCTCTGTTCATATAACATTCGTGTCATCCCTCGTCGATCTCTTGAAGTTCTATAATCTCGATGCCCGATGTGAACTGTTCACCTAAGCGTTGCACTCACCTGCGGGAGTGAAGCCATCCACGAAGTGCCATTGTAAGTTATCTCCATTAAATTTTTTCCTGTTGGCTAACATAAAAGCCCCGATGCCAAAACGAGAAAACAAAAAGAATAAGCTCCCCGTACCACAGTCAGCATCCAATGTAAAGACCGTTTTTTATTTTTTTAAAAAACTTTTTTATTCGCTGCGGCGACAAAAACTTTTTTAAAAAAATGCAACTATAAACAACAAAGCAAAAAGTAAAAGAAGCGACGACGTCGAAACGCAAAAGAAAAAACAAATGTAAAAAACGATCTTCAAGCCTACGGTACATTGTCTGCAGACCGTGGTTAAGAATAATCAAGCCAACAGGCTAAAATTTAATTTAAAGGAGATAACAACAATGGCCAGAAACTTCATGGACGAATTCACTCTTGCTTCCGCAGGCAAGCACACCGTCAAGGTTCTCTCGTTCACACCGAACACCGAGAAGAACTTCATCGAGATCGAGCTTCGGGACGCCGAGAACGTAACATTCACAACGAGGCTGTACTCCGCAAGAATCCCTTACTTCATGGGCAGCATCGCCCGGCAGACCAACGGCGCTGTAGCCGGTCTCACCCTCAAGGAAATCTTCAAGTACCTCCAGCACAACAGCTTCGATGCCTGGGTCAGCTACAACGACTACGGGCTTCAGGTAAACTACTCCGCTCCTCGTGAGTAACCCTAATCCCCCCACAGGGGATTTTTTTATGCCTGTAAAGAAAATAAGAAATAAGCAAACGTGGAAGAGCAGAGAGGCGAATGAGCCGAAAAAAAGAGAGACAGAAGTGGGGCGTCAGCTCCACAACTGTCTCTCATATAACCAGTATACAGTATCTCCAACAGATACATACAACATCGACGACGAAGAAGAAAGGAATAAAAAAGATGATGATATGCAAGTGTCAGAAAGAATTAAAAAAGGTAATTGGAATAGGCAATTGGCTAATTGGAATAAAAGGTGCCACACCCTCCGTTAATTGCAAGGGCAAGCTCGCTTCGCTCGTCGTTCCGACCCTTGCAATTGCCGTCCGTTGTGTGGCCTGTTGAGGGTGTAATTAATCAAAAAAATTACATTTTATAAATAAAAAGGAGATAAATAAAAATGAAAGAAAAAAGATATGTGATCGGTTGTGACAACTTGATGGAAAGCATATTTGTTCCTAACATGACAGATCGCCAGGAAGAAAAAAGCATGCAAGAAAGACTGCGTGATGTAGAAGAAGATGTGTTCGATAGATATGGATATGCTACCAAATACGACGAGCTGTTCTATAGTCCGTTCGAACTTGCTGAATATTAAGGAGCAAAAAATGAAAATCTACAAAGCAAGAACAATAGAAGAACAATGGATGCCAAAAGCAGAATATAGGATTGCAAAAAAGCAATTCATCGAAAGATTGGATAGCGCAAGCTACGAATACTATTGTGTATTGCTCAGAGCAATCGAATATTGCGATTTCATTCTTTCATCAGATGCAGAAGAAAACGAACTGACATAAGGAAGCAACAAAATGAAGCCAATTAAAATCTATAAAATCCAATACATTGAAAACGAAATCGAAAGATTATTTGCAAAAGATAAAAAACAAACAGTCTATATCGAAGGAAAAAACAAACGTGGTGCAATCGGCAATCTCAAAAACAAACTATATAACAATTATATCGAAGTGCTGGCAATAAAAACAGTCATGTAAATGGCTTGCGAATGTCATCGTTATAGCGTTGTTCTTTCCATCGAGATACATCACCGCTTGATGGAAAGAACAGCTTCTGCTCATCATAAGAGAGCGTATCATAATTACGAGGTAAGCTGACGCCTTTAAGAGCATACGGTGTTTCAAACAAAAACTTGCCAATTAAAGACGGACGAATATGAAACATTTTCTGATCGAATTCGACGACGACGTCAGAATTAGTTCGTGAAATAACATCACAGGACATAAGCGCCTGGCCTCGTTGGAACCACAATTTCATAATTATCACCCTGTTTAAATATAACAGGAGAAAGGAACTAAAGCAAATGGTAATTGCAGAATCTGAATTGGTTCGGCTGAATAAAATGTTCAGAAGAGAACCTATGAACACCTGCAAGGTGGAATTGGCTGATGATATTCAAATCAATGATGAAACATATTCAAGCAGAGAGGAAATGGAAACCTTCTGTGAGAAATATGGATATAAACTCATTGCATTTGAATATGCACAATAAAAAATGTGCCACAGGTTGCCGCCGTCGTCAAGGGTTCCGAAGCGCCCTTGACCCCGTCTTCAAACCTGTGGCCCTTTTATATCCGTAATTAATAAATCTATACAGAGATGTGGTTTAGCTGAATGATCCAGTAAGTGAGAGTAGCAAAAATTCAGCAAGCTCTGCCAATTGGGAGCAATTGCAATTGGATGGTGCAATTCCAAACGACGTCGTGATAGTCGATGACAAATCAAATTTAAAGGAGACGATGAAAATGGCAAGAAAGAACGTGTTTGTTGGTAAGGTCGACAGTGTCGAATCCCTGCTGTCCCAGTTCAAACTGTGGTCTGAAATGGGATCTGAGAAGCGTGCTGCGTTTCTCGAAAAGAACGGCGACGAACGTCGTCATAGCGTGATCCTGAAAAATAGTAGGATTCACTTCTACGATACTGGAGCTGTATATGTCAGCTACAGTCCGTATAAGAGCGTTCGGCTGTGGTCAGGATATGACCCGATCAGCACCTATAAGAAAAAGGACGGCAGCAGCCAGTCCTATACGCTGACCTGGGACTGCGAAGACTACTACAGCCTGGAAAACAAGGGACTCTGCAAAGCACTTGAAAGTGCATTCTGAAGGGGGAGCGAAAGCTCCCTCTTTTGTACGAAAGGAGGAATTGAAATGGGCTTGTTCGGAGGATATGGACATGACTGCAGTGAAGGCTGCTACGATGGATGTCCATATTACGACATGTGCGAAGGTGATCCAGCAGATAATCCTTGTGCAACCTGTGAAAGTGGCGACTGTTATAACTGCGAAAATTATGGTTGGGAAACAAACGCAAATTATGGTTCGGAAACAAATGTAGAGGAGGGAAAACCATTTTGAGCATTATATCTGTTGGTTTCTTCATGGTTTGGCTATTGTGCGTGATAGCCAAGGAGGTGCTCTAAATGAACAAAGCATTAGAGCTTATCGAATACGCAAAATATTTCAACGTAAGAAAAGAAAAAAGCGAGACTTACTACGTTGAGATGAAAGAAACAGATTTGGCAGCAACAATAGAAGGGGAAGAAATAACCTACTATTTAACAGGCTGTTATAACAGTGGTGCAGATTGGTTGGATATCGATATCGAAGAATTGTGCAAGCTCAAAAAATTCTGTGAGCTTATGACGCAACACAATTAAAAAAAATAAAAAAGGAGAATAAAAAATGAACAAAGAAGAAGTAATCAAAAAACTGGAAAGCATGTCCGAATTCATGTCAAGCGTACTCGCCGCATATCAGACACACGAGTTGTTCAAAAAGACACCTTTTGCTGAGAAAAGCGAAAAACTGACGTTCGCAATCATCATGGGAGCGTGCGAAAAGTTTGAAAAAGAGAACGACATGGGCAATCCGTTTGAGGATCTGTGCGGAGGTGAAAGCGATGGCGCCGAGCTGGCTAATTGAACTTTACGTCAAACAGTACCCGAATATGCCAATCGAAGACTGTATCGAGTTGGCTAATACCGAATGGAAAGCATATGAAGCAGATATGCAGGAAGGAGGCCTGTGGGATTGAGAAACTTTTGGGCAGAGATTGAAATCGATGGCAGAAAGACGGTCTTGAAAGGAGGACCTGCTAACAAGTTCGGTGGAATGACAATCAGGCTGTATCAGAGGGACAACGGCGAATCGGTAAACGTCCTGAATGTTAGCTGCATGGCTCAGAGCAGACAGGACAGTCCGGTAATCAAACTGGCTACCGTGGTGAACGGTAACACGCTCAGAGAGACAAGGAGGTAATCGCAATGTCTCATGAAATCTACGAAAACGATCAGATGTTCTCCGTTCGTGAAGTTCCATGGCATGGACTGGGCAAGGTGATTCAGGATGCGCCTAATTCAGCAGAAGCACTGAGAATTGCGGAGCTGGACTGGGAAGTAACGCAGGAAAATGCATACAGAGCTGATGGATCCAAAGTGCCGAACATGCAGTTCAATGTGAACGGTAAAACCAATGAGGTAATTGGCCTTGTTACCGACAGATATCGGATCGTTCAAAACAAAGATGCCTTTGCATTCACCGATGACCTTATTGGTGGCGACGTCCGTTACGAGACTGCTGGTTCTCTCAGAAACGGAAGGACAGTATGGATGTTGGCTCGTATGCCTGAAGCCAAAGTAGCGGGCGACGACGTCGAACAATACATGTGCTTTACCAACTCACATGACGGAACTGGAGCTGTCCGTGTATGCTTGACACCTGTCAGAGTTGTCTGCAACAACACACTGAACTTTGCGCTGTCCTCTGCACAGAGAAGCTGGTCATGTAAGCATACAGGAGATATCCAGTATAAGCTGACAGAGGCAAGGGAATGCCTGATGTTGGCAGAGAGGTACATCCTGTCTCTTGATGAATATGCCAACGAGATGACCAATGTAAAAGTAGATGATGCTCTGCTTAAGAAACTGCTCACCAAATGCTTCCCGAAGCATGACCTGATGACAGAACGTGAAAAGAAGACCATGGACGAAAAGAAAGAGCAGTACATGGTCTGTTACTGGATGCCGGATATTGCCAAGTTCAGAGGTACAGCCTGGGGTGCTCTGAACGCAATGTCAGACTTTGTTGGTCATGCTGCCCCTGCAAGACTGACAAAGAACTACTACGAGAACAGGTGGGCAAACATCATTAACGGCTCAAACCTGATGGACAGGATGAGCAAGGCAATCAAGGAGCTGGCGTAAGCTGGCTCCTTTCCAGTTTAAGGAGGCTATATAGCAATGGCACGCTTTAGTGAATTGCAAAACAAAATAATAGACCTGTTAGACCAAGGAACAAACATTGTAGGCATAGAAGATTTTGAAGCACAGCGTGACGGAAACAGTCCAGAAGAAACCGTTATCGAAATAACAACATATGACGGAGATGAATATTACTTCCGTTACAATGTTTGGCCTGATGGTGAAACTGAACTCCATAGATTCAAGCTTGAGAAACCGTCATTAATTCAGTATGACGAACGATTCAGCATGTTCAGAGAAAAAGAAAAAGCAGGCGACGAATCTTTCGACGTCGTCGTAGAAGAAAAACTTAAGGAGGAAAAGAAAGTGGACCTTGATGAAATCTACAGAGACGCTATCCGTGAGTACATCCGTAGCCATCGGGAGGAACTGAAAGAATACTCAGACGATTCCAAAGCAAAGTTCTTTGTCAGCTCTATTAATGACTCTCTCAGTGATATCCTCGAAGAAGCAATCGACGATCATTGGAACGACTACGACTTCAGCGACGAGACCGAAGTAGGCATCTATGAGATAAGAGAGATCCTTGAAAACGAAGGTATCTTGGAGTAAGGAGGTGTAAATATGGATAAATTCAAAGCAAATGCGATATTTGCGGAAGCACTCAAAAGCGTAGCATCCCACCTGCAGTACGGCAAAGACAGAGCAAGCCACGACAAAGAATACTATGAAGACAGGCTTCTTGAGCTTACCAAAACAGATCAACCTTCCGGAAGCTTGGAATATCTCGAAGACGGACAGCAGGAGAAGGAGTTCGCTTACGAGATGTACGACGAGCTGCTGAACTACTTGGCTGGTAAATACATCCTTTAAGGGAGGTGAGACAATGGGATACTATTCTCAAGTTGCTTTCGCAATCCCGGTAGAAGACGTCCCCGGTCTCTGGAAAGTAGCAGAAGAGAGTAAGGAGGGAGAAAACCTCCTTACTCTTGCAACGACCACAAAAACGCTTTTCACAAAATGGACCCATAACAGCAAAGGAAACTGGATAACCGAAAACGTAGGCTTTGCGATCTTCCTGTTTGACTGGACAAAGTGGTACAACGGTTACCCTTCAATCGATGCCATTGAAAGGTACGTCAAATCCCTCTCACACTATAAGTTCGTCAGAGTAGGAGAGGAAACAGGCGACGTCGAGACAGACGAAGACGGTGAAGTGGACTACGACGACTTTGGTCCAGTAACCAGTATCGAAGTGTGCGGTAACCCTTGTACACTTGACTCCATCAGAAAGGAAGAATAAAATGATACAGTATAGGATGTCCACAGAAACGTGGGAGGGCATTCTTAAATCTCGGCGCAAACTTTTAGCTAAAATGTATCCGTCATTCAGAATCCAGTATCTGTATGAATGTCTTGACCATACAGAATACGTCGTCTGGGTAAACGGTCGTGATTACTGGAACCGACTTTACGAAGACGGACACTTCGCTTGCAGTACGGAAGTAAATCCGTAGTAATCCGTGCAAAAACCCGGAAGCCATTGGTACAGAAAGCTGAACGGTTCAGTTATATGAACTGAGCATCATTCAGCAAAAACCCTTGAAAATAAAAGAAATCCCCGAATACCAGTCGATTCAGGGATTTGAACTATGGAGCGGATGAAGGGAGTCGAACCCATCATAAGTCCATGTCTCCCAATGGTTTCCGGTCTTCCGAAGTAATTGCATAGAAATCAGACATGAGAGAAGTGTTATCCAACAAGTCCTGTTTGGAGAGCTTGATGTAAACTTTATGTACAGTCTGCATGTTGCTCCAGCCGCCGACTTGCATGATGCTTCTCTCATCCCATTTCAGGTGATACGCAAGAGAGGCAAAGCTCCTTCTCAGTCCATGACAGCCAACATTTGGAAGTCCGGCAGCAGCACATGCACGTTCGATCTGACGTTCTATCCCTACTGGAGTGGTCGTGACCAACCTGCCCGGATGAAGAAGCTCTGTCAACCTTGGTATCATAACAGGAATACTTCTTGTAGAAAGAACAGTCTTGGTCTTCTTGTAAACATACTGGTTATACTCATCTCTAACTAAAGCTTTATTAACCAGTATCGTATTATCTACGACGTCGTCGTAAGTAATAGCTAATAGTTCAGACATTCTTAAAGAGTGTAAAGCAAGAATCGCCGCAAGTTCCCCAGGCTTGTCTCTTATAGCTTCAAGAAAGACTGGTATCTGTTCGTAATCGAGGAACATAAGGTCAGGAATAATAACCGCCGGCATGTTCACTTCAGGTACAGAGTAGTTCAGTGCCTTTAGCGCAGACCTGACAAGCGCATAGGCGTTGACCAAGGTCTTTGGAGAACATAGTTCACTTTCAAAATTGACCATGTTTTGAAACTGTACCTCATCAAAAGAGGTATTCATCCACAGCTTGAACCTGTTTTTGCGAATGTTCCTGTATCCTCGTATCGTCGACGGCGACAGCACATTATCGTTCGCCTCTATATATCGGTCAATAGCATCACCAAGAGTAATCTTAGGTGATGCTTTTTTCATCGCCAAAAGAGAGAGTTTGGCTGCTCGTGCCTTGATTTCATATTCATCAAGAGTAGCCGCCTTGATGGTAAACCTATCTCCTTTCACCATAATCTGCCCCGTGTATTCTCCATCCCTGTTCTGCCTTGGCTTGGGTACGCTGATCTCTCTCTTCTGGGCTTTAAATAACTGGCTCCCGCAGTAACGACAATACAGGTCTGTTCGTTCGACATCATTATGACAATGTTTGCATTTCATTAGTATCATACCTCATGAATTCATTTCTGTGGCCTAAAATCATACGGTTAAACCAAAGTTCTGTACTGGTAGCAGGTAAATATACCCCTAAAAGCTAAAAACGCAAATAGGGGCATTCTCGTGCGAAATAGAGGGTATTACTTCAAGCGGTCTCGGAAGTTGACAATGACGCATCTTGCTCTTCAGGAAGCGGCATTCCGTATTTACGGAGCATGAAACAGATCGTCTCCCGCTCCTCCTGCGTTGCATGATGGTAGGCGTCAAGCAGCATGTGTTCCTCTTGAGTGATACCGTATTCGAACTCTTTGCCGGATATGAGATAGTCGCAGGAAACATTCAGAGCTTCAGCAAACTTCTCCAGTTTCTCCGTGGACATGGAAGACCGGTTCTTAAGCTCTGTCAGAATGCTGCGTGAAAAGCCAAGCTTGTCGCAAAGAAGGGAAGGATACACATCCCTCTCCCGACAGGCCTCGACGATCCGGCTGTAGATTTCACCAACAGCAGCCATATCAATACCTCAAAACAGTACAGAAAATTGAACACAAAAATCTTGACGAATTCAGATTCTTGTATTATACTATGTTCATGCAGTTCAAATATTTGGATTGCTAAATTAAGCATAATACAAGAAGTTATATTTGTCAAGAGGGAGGGAAAAGTCATTAACGAATTTGGAAAGAAAGTAAAGATAGCGTTGATTGAAAGGGGGCTAAGTCAGAAGAGCCTTGCGGAAGCAGTCAGTGCGGATACCGGGCTGAAGGTAGATGAAGCATATCTGAGCAACATCCTTGCCGGAAGCCGGACGCCGCCACGAGTGATCGTATCCATCAAACGGCTCTTGGATTTAGATGAGGAGACAGACAAAACAGCCTGAGCTTCACTGGAGAAGGTTTGTCTGTCCTGTATGCGGAGCGGAAAGAGATGCTCCAAAGATCAAGGGAAAGACGAGAGCCGGGCATATTAAGACCATGTGGTGCATAGGATGCAAGGCTAAAAGACGCTTCATTCAGAAGGAGGAAGGCAACAAGTGGACGACTTAATTTTCAAAGCAAAGAAGCACGAGTATTACACGAAAGACGGAAAGAAGATACCGTCAGTTTCGGAGATGATCTCGTGCTTATCTAATCTCGTTTACGGCGACGTCGACGAATTCGTACTTCAGAGAGCAGCAGAAAAGGGAACGGAAATACATGAGCTGACGCTGGAGCTGGATACGATGGGTGAAGTGTACGTACCTGGAGAACTTAGCGGATATGTACAGGCATACGCTCAGTTCCTTAAAGACCATGATGTGAAGTGGGTAATGGCAGAAACGGCGATGAAGGACAACGATGACAGATTCGCCGGAACGATAGACCGATACGGGGTTGTCGACGGCATACCGACGCTGCTGGATATCAAGACAAGTTCCAAGATAACCGGAAAGAACATGACGGTATATGAAGCTCAGATGAACTTCTACCGGAGTATGGTCGAAGGCCACATTAAGTATCCAGTTAATCAGATGTTTGTCTTGCACTTGAAGAGTGACGGCAGTTACTCACTTGAAGATGTGGATATGAACTATGACCTCGTGACCTGTTGTTTGATCATAAACGAAAAAATGAAAAGGAGAAAGAAGAGGAGCAAGAATGGAAGAAGTGCTGTGGGAAAAACTGAAAGAAGCGTATGAAGAAATCGCTGAGCTGACAAAAGACAGAAACTACTACGAAGGAATGTACAGGTTTTCAGAAACCGAAAGATGTCAGCTGGAAAAGGAACTGAAAAAACTGAAAGGAGAAAAAGAAAATGAGTGAGAAAGAAAACGTCGTCGTCGAAGAAAAAGAAACCGCAGAGGTGACGCCTGCGGATGAAAAGGCGGTAGAGAAGAAAGAGAACAACGCAGTTGCCAATGTGACCACCAACCTGACGTTCAACGAATTCAGCTGGCTGGATGTGGGAACCGCAAGCAAAATCTTCTCTCTTGCCAAAGCCCTGAGCAACAGCAAGATGGTTCCTGACCAGTTCAGGGGAGACCCGGCATCGTGCATGATCGTCATGGAACTCGCTGACCGGATGAACCTTCCTCTGATGGCTGTGTTCCAGAACGTGTACGTGGTGAACGGAAAGCCGAGCTGGAGCGGTAAGTACTGCATCATCGCAATCGAAGCCTCCGGCAAGTTCTATCCTCCTGAGTATGTGTGGTATCACGACGAAGACGGAAATGTGAACGGATGTTCCGTGCAGGCGGTAAGAAAGGCAGACAATAAGCTTTGCGTGGGAGCAAAGATTGACTGGGCGACTGTAACCGGATTCGGATGGGAAAAGAAGTCCGGGTCTATGTGGAACATCCCCGGGCAGAGGGAGCAGATGTACATGTACAGGGCTTCTGAATATTTCGTGAATGCGTTCTGTCCTGAGATGTTTGCTGGAATGTACAGCGAATACTCTCAGAGAGATATCAGCGGATACGAAGACAAAAGCGCACCTGTAAAGGTGACTGTGAATTAAGGAGGAGATAGCATGAATCACATCAAAGTCGGAGAGATTTACCGTTGCGAAAAGCACAGAGCTGGATTGTCCAACGCAACCAGCGGGCAGAAATGGGAGCTGTTCACTATCCTCGACGAAAAGAAGCGGAACGAAATAACCGTCTTTGCCAATAACCTGCCTAACAAGGGCAGTGACGGATGTTCCATCAAGATCCTGAGCATCACCGAAGTCAAGAATGGCCCGAAGAAGTCCCGGAAGGACGACAAGTGGTATCAGACAGTAACTATCAACGCCGACGTCGACGTCATCGAATCGGATATCAACTTTGACGGTGACGATCCCTTTGCCGCAACTCCGCTCGACATTGGCGCTGAGGACTTTGACGACGACATTCCGTGGAAAGACCTCCCCATGTAAGGGAGGCAGAAAGGAAACCGGTGAGTAAAAAGGCGACGCAGCGGAACAGGATACTTGCGCATCTGATGCTGGAAGGCCCGGCAACAACAAGAGAGTTGACTCGTAAGTACGACATCATGAGACCTTCTAACAGGGTACAGGAGTTGAAAGCTCTCGGCTGGAACATTGCTACCGAAATCATCTACAAGACCAAAGAGGACGGCAGCACAACGCACTATGCAAAATACACACTGTTGGAGGACGAAATTGGACACAACGATCATCACGCTGAAGCTTCCTAATGACCTGGCGAATCTCGTCAGGAAGTACGCAAAGCCTTTCATCGTTAATACCCAGCCTTCTATACCTGTAGGTAAAGGGAATATTTATATTCCCTTTACCAAAGGTATAGAAGGTGAGAAAGAATTCGAAGTTCCTTCTCTTGACGACGTCGTCGACGAATGCAAGAAACGTCGTAGTCGTGTAAGCGCACAGAGATTCTTCAGTTACTACAACGCTCGTGACTGGAGAAACAAGGATGGCTCACGATTTGACTGGAAAGTTAAATTGGCTGAGTGGGAGGGATACAACCTTGAGAAGTCGCCCGTTGAGCAAGTGAAGGAAAAGACACCGCCTGTTAACAGGGCAGATGTGGAAGCGTTTCTGAGAGGTGCATGATGTATATCTACTACAAGATCAGACTCAGACCTGTAAGCAAAAAGAACAGTATGCAGGTGGCTAAAACAAAAGCCGGCATACCGTTCATCGTCCAGTCCAAAGCGTATAAGAAATACGAGAAGGGTGCGAAGGAATACCTCAGGCCCTTGGGCAAGCCGATAGATACTGCTGTCAATGTGAAGTGTACCTACTGGCTTCACAAAAACAAAGACGGGAGCATCCCAAAGACAAAGGTAGACCTGACCAACCTTCTCGGAGCAACAGATGACATACTGGTCAAGTATAAAATCCTTGCAGATGACAACTGTCAGATCGTTGCCTCTCACGACGGCAGCAGAGTGTATTACACGAACGAAAATGAAGAGTGTACGGAAATCGAAATCTCGGATTACTTCTAAGCGATACCCCACAGAAACGACCTTGATAATGCGTCAGAAATACCCCAAATTCAGCAAGGAAACGCTCTGTATGATAAATAATCCAGCGTATGGTGTAGATTTATCCCCTGCAGCAAAACGTTGGTTTAACGATATGAAAAACAGGGAAATACAGGGTGAGAAAAAGCGGAAAGGAAAGATAGTTTCCGCACGTCTGAACGACGACGTCGTCGAAAGACTAAACGCTTATCTTAAAGGCAAAGGGATAACGGTTAACGAATTTATACAGGAAGCGGTGAAGGAAAAAGTTGGACAGGCAGAACCCTTGCAAGAAGGATTGCCCGGAGAGAACGATACTCTGCAAGAAAGACTGTGAGAAATGGGCAGAGTATCAGGAGATTCTGAAGGATAGAAAGAAACAAATGGCAAGAGATTCAATGCTGACAGATTATGAAATAAAAGCTATGAAAAGGAGAAAAGGCTGAATGGAAGAAACGCTGTTGCTCATCTTGAAAGATATTGAACGCCAAACAACAGGAATGATGAACGAAGTCCAGACGGAATTCGATGCATTCGTTGCTGAAACATCACGAAGCCTGTCTGCAATGATGACCTGTGCGTGGATCGCATTTATCCTTTCCGTCGTCGTTCTCGGCGTCGTCGCTTACAGAGACTACAGCGTGAAGAACCGGAAGCCTAAGAGCAAACACTTGAGATAAGGAGGAGAAGCAAATGAACTTTTGTCCGATATGCAAATGGGAAGACCCTGAATATTTTATCGTCGTGGATGACGAAATCGTAGGCTGCTCATGCTGCGTCAAACAGGTGACACCGGATGAATGGAATGCGGACCATCCGCAGTTTGAACCGTTTGCGGTATATGAACCGGAGGGGGTGCAGTAAGAATGATTAATAGAGCATTAACAAATGCACTGCTGTTGGCAATTCTATGTCGCTTGGTAGACATGCCAGCCTGGGGAAGAGTATTGATGGCTATCTCGTTCGTTGTTGGCTTTGCGTTTGAATATCTGAGGGAAGAAAAAGATGAGTGACTATATCAAACGGAAAGACATCCTTGTACGCTTTACCCCACCGGTTGGAATAACTATACCATTCCTGAATGTGGATGTCGCCTCCATCATAAGCCTTATAAACAGCATCCCGGCGGCTGATGTTCAGCCTGTGAAGCGGGGGAAGTGGAGAATAAGAAAAGAGAAAATAGGCCCTTTAGATATTTATGTTCATGAGTGTAGTGCTTGTGGAGGTTGCACTCCAGTGAATGTGGATAAGTATAACTACTGCCCAAACTGCGGTGCAAAAATGGAGGTGAACAAAGATGTATGAAGAACTGATAAAACGGCTGAGAGAAATTCATCCTGAAGAATTTAGTAATCAGTGGGACTTTGCGTTTGCGTGTCAACAGGTCATGACTGAAGCCGCAGATGCTATTGAGGAACTGAGCGACATTTCAAGAACAACGGCAACAATCATCGAAAACGAAAAGGATATGCGGGTAGTTGCAGGCAAGCCACACTGGATTTCCGTGAAGGAGCGGTTGCCGGATTTTGAGGGAACTCTCCTGTGTTACATGAAAAGCAGTATTCACAAGGGGACATATTATGCAGGAATCGCCTATTTTGAAGACGAATGCTTTTATGACACCGATGGGATAGGTATGCTAAAAGACCGCATAACCCATTGGATGCCGCTCCCGCCGTCGCCGAAGGAGGAAGAAGAATGAGCATAATCATTAAAGGCATGGAGATGCCACACGATTGTGACGAGTGTAAGCTCTGCGCGTTTATTCCTGTAGGTGATTACGGAATTAACAGGAAGTGCATGCCGCTGAACAGAAAAGCTGAAATCAGCATACGAAGATCGGATTGCCCTCTCGTCCCTGTCCCGCCGCATGGCAGGCTGGTAAATGCGGATGATGTCATGGATGCGGTGGACCTTTCCGACTTCATAAGGGATTCGCTCGATGAAAATGGGGAGTGTTTACTGTTCGAGGACTCACTTTTAGAACGCTTGGCAGAAATTCCCACCATTATAGAAGCGGAGGGCGAAGGATGACGGCTGAACAACTGAACAGACTGTACTACATCATAGGCAAAATTGATGGCATTG